ATGAATGCACCATGCAGCAAACAGGCCGCACCACGGCACACTGTCAGCCGTGTATTTGATACCCAGCACTCGAGCGCCAAGCCTATCAGCCCAGCCCATGATGACTGGGTTGTTTGCTACACCCGGCACCTCATTCAAACCAACATGACGGCGCGCTTCTGTCATCCACCTGGTCATATCTTGCTCCGTTTCCATTTAAGATATTCAACACCCTCAAAGGGATCAAGGAAACACTGCACAGCGTTCGGCTTGCTTGCATCTGGATCAACAACGACCAGACCAGACGCGCCAAACTGGTGCTCACCAAAGCCGTGCAACTCAGCGTATTCGTCCATGAACTTGTAGCCACGCACCCGCATTAGCCAATAGCAGAACTGCCGATGGGGATTCTCACCCTGCCTCAAGCCAGTATCGTGATGGTGACCAGCAACATACAGGTGCGCCCAGTCCTGCATCTGAGCCGCCTTCTCGAGCCCGTGTAGATTGTTCCACACTGAGTTGCCTTTGAAGTTGTGGGCTGCCCATACGCGGAAGTCAAAGCCATTCGGGGAGCGCAACGTAAACTTAGATTGCCAGTCGTCCATGTGCACATGGTGAGGCTTAATAGCATTGAACCAGGTGGTGCTTACCGGCCCATCCCACATGTCGTGGTTACCATGCAGCCAGATAAACCACGGCACACCGCTGTCATGAAGCAGCCATTTGGCCATCTTACGCGCCGTGCTAGCTGACGTATCTTGATTAGCCCACAGCTTGGCAAGTCGGCCTACCCAGTTATTCGTAGTGTCCCCAATATTGATGGCATAGAGGCCTTCGGTATCCCGAGCCAACTCGCAATGCTTCTGCAGCAGCGGCCAATGGCAACCGTTGTCGTCAACGTGCGGATCACCAAAGAACATGAGGGCATACGGGCCCGCAATCGGCACATCAAATTGACGCCAACGCTTTGCCTTCTGATGCTCTAGAGCTTTCTCAAAGCGCCGAGATTGCAGTGCAATGATGTCCTCGATTGGCACGTCATCATCGGGCAGATTGGGTGCGCTTGGCAAGGATATGGTGCTTACCTGTGCAATGCGTTCCTTGTGCCGCCTAGCTGCGGAGATGATGGCCCACCTACCACCATGCTTATTACCACGCGCCAATGCTCGAGCGCTTCCCGCCTCTTGCAGTGCAGCAAATATCTCAGCGTCACGCGCCGGATCTATGTCGTGCGCGTTCGTTGCCATTACTCAGGCTTTCGCCCGAGCATCCGCTGGACCGTATCCATCTCATAGATGCGTAGCACAAGCCATACAGCTGAAAGGATTTGCAGGATTGCCGGAAATATCTCGACACCTACCCATGATACGAGACCCACTCCCGCAGCAGCAGCATCCATAACCGTCTTGGCTATAGCGTTAAAGTCATGGCTCTCGTTCATGGCTTATCCTTGCTATCTGCTTAGTGTTAGTCACGCGCTCCAGGGCGCAGGCAAATTCACAACAGACGGGTTGGCCAGTTCAAAAATATGCTCAACAATGTTGGCTTCGTAAGCTGAAACCTGTTCATCACCCAGTGCATTCTTGACCCAGCCAATTACCTGATCTTCTGTCAGGTCCTCATAGGGAGTAAACGGCGCATCGGGATCAACCGTTACACCAACAGAGCCATAGATGCCGGCACTGTAAAATCCGTCTGTGCCAGTGAGTCTCCAGTGAACGGTAAAGACGACATTAGTCTTGCCATCACGTTCGGGGTAGGCCTTCATTTGAGCAACGGACCAGGTGCTGATAGTCATAACTTAATCTCCTTTAGGTGTAAGCAAACGAAACTTGGCCACGCGCACCCGAGCCAGAGGTAACAATCCCCTCATCAGGTCCACCACCACAACCCCCACCCCCTGGGGCTATACCATTGACGGAAGAAGTAGTGCCTCCTGCTGCGCCACTTGCTCCGGCACCCCCAGCGCCAAGACCGGGAATTCCAGAAGCGCTACCCGCAGTGCCTGTAGTATTAGTGTCGCCACCTGTAGCCGTACCACCAGCGCCACCGCTACTTGTAGAGCCACCATTTCCGCCATTGGCGGTCATAACTACGGAGCCACCTGAAACGCTACCCACTACGCTTGAGGTAAGACCTGTGCTCCCGGTGCCGGTAATGGTACGCCCTCCCCTCGTATCGCCCACCGTGTAGATCATGGAATTGCCGCCGACCACCGCAATAGTCTTGACAGAGCGAGCGCCGCCGCCACCACCGCCGCCTTGCGCGCTGCTGTTAAAACCCCCAGCACCACCGCCGCCGTCCAAGGTAATAACAACTTGCGTAGCGCCAGTGGGAACTGTTTCAGTAGCAGAGGTGCCAGACGTGTATGTGTTTGTGACGGGGGTGAAGCCTGTGTTCCCAACCGACCCAAGCAGCGCCATTTGGATGCCGCTCATTAGCTGACTCCCGCACCAGAGATGATCGCTTCGGTCGGGCTGTTGAACCAAACGGTAGCCATACCCCGCGCAGCCAGAGTGCGATTGCCTGTGTTAGCGGTGCCGGCCTGTCGGAGGGTAGTCACCCCAGCCGTGATTGTGACAGCCGACGCGCTATCGTTATAGATAGAGATGGCGTCCCCAGCAGCGAAGGTGCTGTTCGGGATCGTGATACCAGCAGTGACCGCGATGCACTTACCAACGTCTGCTACGACAGCAATGGTAGTTGTCGTGGAGCGAGGGATGCTGCGGTAACCAATAGTAATGCCATTGATAGTTGCCGTTGTAGCCACAGAAGTAATGCTACCGCCCAGCGTAATGTCACCGCTACTTGTAACGGTGCCCGAAAGAGACAGACCATTGACCGTGCCGGTGCCTGTTACAGAGGTAACCGTGCCGCCACCACTGCCGGTTGCAGAAATTGTAATTGAGCCGGTGCCATTAGTGATGCTTACGCCAGAACCAGCAGTCAATGTGGCTTTGGTTAGTGTGTTGCCAGTAGTGTTGCCGATGAGCAGTTGGCCATTGGTGTAAGTGGTCTGGCCCGTACCGCCGTTGGCAACAGACAGAGCAGTATCTAGGGTTAAAGCGCCTGCAACGTGGAGCTTTGTAGACGGCGAACTTGTCCCAATTCCGACGTTGCCTGAGATTGTAGTCGTTTGATTGGCACCCGATGTAGCCGAACCAATGTTGATGTTAGTGGTGCTACCGCTGGCTCCATTTGTGCCAATGTTAATGGTCTTCGTTGATCCACTGGCGGTTATGCCAGCTTGAATGTTGGTAGTTTGACTGGCCGTAGATTGACCAAGCGTAATGATGCCGGTGCCATTGGTGACCCCAACAGTAAAAATCGAAGTTGTAGCGCCAGCTGTAAAAGACCAACTACCTTGACCCGAAGTTGTAGACCCAAGCGTCGAACCAATTGTAATAGCAGTCGTGCTTCCAGTTAAACCACCTGTGCCAAGATTAATTGTTTTGGTCGAACCAGAGGCTGTTGCGCCAGCTTGGATGTTTGTGGTCTGGCTGACCGTAGACTGGCCAAGGGTGATGATACCAGTGCCGGCAGTATTTCCGAAAATGAGTGTGCCAGTAGTCTGACTAGTGCCAATGTTGATTGCGCTTGCAGCAGTACTAAAAGTAACGCCACCAGTTATCGTAATGTCTGCAAGTCTTGTATTGCCTTCAACGTGAAGCTTGGCAGACGGCGTTTGTGTCCCGATCCCAACTTCGCCTGCGCTGGTTACGCGCATACGTTCGGAGCCGTTAGCGGAAATAGTAATATTGCCAGTGCCGTTGTTTATAAGATCAAGATCGCTGTTAGCGCCAGCATAGCGAATGAAGCGAGCATTAAACGCAACGGCATCAACAGGCGTGTAGAAATTTATGGACGCATCGCCAGCAGCAGCACGGGCAATACCAATTCCAACATCACTAGCGGATACAAATGTGCCTCCAAAATTTACAAGGCCAATTACATCCAAACTTGTAATTGGATCATTTGTCCCAATTCCAACCTTGCCATCAACGATACGCATAGCTTCACTACCGCCGATGCTAAAAGCAAGCACATCAGCGCCAGGTGACCACATGCCGGTGTTGAGATCGCCAATGAAAGTATAAGTTGGAGCAGTCACTGAGCCTTGACCCAGTGCTATAAAATCTAGAGGACCAATTGGGTTTGCAGTTGCTGCCGGATTTCCATTGGCGTCCCAATAAAAATAGCGGTTAGCTCGGTTAACCAGCGTTGGGATTGCCGAAAACGTAGAAGGCTTGTCAAACTCAGAGAGCAATGGAACGCGTGTCGTTATAAGTGTGCTTACCTCCTGGATCATAGCCGTCAGCTGATCGAGTTGGAGGTTCAAGGCGGTGATGTTGAACGGGCCAGACAGTGGGAAGTCCGTCACGCGCTTGATCGGAATGTCACGCACAATGGTGATAATGTCATTGAGCGTTACGCCGGTAACAAACGTCAGGTTGCCACCGCCGGTTACGCCTGCGCCAGTTAGGGTGTAGTGGGTCGTGATGGTCTGCAACGTGCTGTTGCGGTACACCTTGAGGTCGCTGTTTTCGAAGAACTCAAATGGCACAGCAAACGTGGTCTGTCCGCTGGTCGCGGTGTATTGGACTCGAGCCGTGTTGTCGTTGATAAGAATGGCCATTTGAATCTCCTATTGCGTCATCACTGCAAAGAACATTGACAGCAATGGACTACTCGACAGGTTGGATTTCTACTGATTCAAAATCGCTTTCATCAAACTCTGCAGATGGTTGTCCAACGTCCTCAAGCATACCGGAATCCGCTGCCCAGTTTGAAAGCTGTTTCATGTAACTATCCCACCATATAAGGCCGGACATTGGAACAGCGCGGCGCGCCAAACTAGCACGTTCACGCTCACTTAGATCGGGGCTGTCACTAACAAACGCCTCAATCAAGCCAGCGATTACACCGGGACCAGGACCGCCAATTGCGCCAATTTTTTCGGCCACAGTACCATCACCTGGACTTTCAATGCCGAGCGCAGCCCGAGGTCCATAGCCAGATATATCTTCAATTCGTTTATAAATGTCAGGAAGATAGGCTAAGACACCGCTATTCTCGAGCGTGTTGAGCGCAAACTCTTCGGGCTCCATATAGTCAAAGCCACTAGAGGACTTAAGCCACGTTACAAATGCACCGCCCATTATTAATGCCGTCAACGATGTAGCAACACTACGATCCCGGCCAGAGAGCATTGAGTGTGTTAGTTTAGCAGAGCTTGCCATCGTAAAGCTCATCAACTGAAAAGGCAGCGAAAGAATGGGAGCCTCTACTCGCTTGCCACCTACGCGGAACACGCCATCCATAATAGCCGCGCGTTGCAGAGGCCCAGGCGTAATAGTCGAAGAGCGTGCCGTGCCAGAAATAGCGCCCAGAAGAATATCGCGGGCGCGCTCCCCATCCCTACCCGTCCAGTTTTCCATGTTGGCTAGAAGAAGATTGCCGCCCTCGAGCTTCTCGACTGGCATGTCTGCAATCGTCTGTGCCGTGCGAAGATCGATGCCCCAACTGTTTAGTCGAGCAACAGTCGCCCGTTCCTTCTTGGTCATGGTCTGCAAAGTCCTGCCGCTACGCACAACAGCAGCCACTTGCCTTGCCTCAGTCAGCAGCACATGGGTCTGGATTGTGCTCGTGAACTCCTTCCAAATAACGGTAAAGGGGTTCATCAGGTTCAATTGAAAGAACGGAGACTGTGCAGCTGCCAAGCCACGCTCGAGCGCAGTCTGATTGGTGACAGTTAAGGCGCTGTCGTTGTCAATTAATTGTGCCATCCAGCGCGCGTTGATAAGCTCCATAGCTTCTCCAGCCTCCTTGGCATAGGAGCCGCGCTGAAAGTCTTTAAGTTCGCCACGAAATATGGTCAGCATACCTTGCCACACTGGCTTGTAGCCTTCAGTAGAAATTGTTCGAGCAACATCAAGCATCTGAGATTTGATGCCACCACCCATTGTTGTTAGGCTCGTGTAATTCTTAATTGCTCGAACAATGCGGTTATTCCAACTCATCGGATCTTTTCCATGAAAGCGGCCAAGCACTCGGTCGCGCAAGTCCTCTTCCTGCTGGAGAATCTTGCCAATCCGTTTCTCATCGTAGCCATCACGACGAAGCGCAGCCTTAAGATCATCAAACTCCTTGTCGAGGAAGCGGCTGCCATAACGATCAAACATCTCAATGGTAGCGCCCATGCGACGGGCATACAGGCCCATCACAAGTTCGGAATCCCACACAATGTAGTCAGCCAACTCTTCGTTGGTCAGTGGAATCTGCCTGCCCTTAAGGTGCTTTGGCGTTCCCATGCCAGGAACAAACTCCTCGCCGCCTTCGCCCAGGATGCGATCCACAGTAACTTTGGCACGAGCCAGTGCATCGTCGCCACCGTAGGCGTCAGCAATGCGCCTCACAAAGTTATCGTAGTCAGCGCGAATCTTGCCAACGTCAAAGATACGAGGGAAGTAGTATTGCTCACCGGCAGGAACGATGGGCTCTGCCTGCATCTCCTCAAGTTGCCTCTCGAGTTCGGCAATCTTGGCCTCTCGATCCGCAATCTCTTGGCGAATAATGTCACGCACCCTGGGTGATCTAATGCTTTCCAGTCTGCTGAGATCACGCTCATTTGCAGCCCTACGCCATTGAGCTTCCTGACTCACACGAGCTTGAGTATCAAAGATACCAAGATCACGGGCCTTTGCTTCAAACTGGGCATAGAGTGCGCGCTGTTGTTCAGCTGCCTGCCTAACAATGACCATGTCAGCATCGGACAAAAGCCTGCCAAACATTTGGAAGGGCTGATCGCCATTAATAGCTCGACCCACATAAGCGTTAAACTCAGCGCGAGTAAGTTTACCCTCTCGAGCAGCGCGGCCAATCAAAGGAAGCCCAACGCGGGTTGCCTCAAAGGCGTTGCCAGCCACATTGGCCGCTGCCTTGCCGGTAACGTACTGCGTGTAAGCAGCGTTGTTTGTGATGCGAGTAATGTACATCGACATCATCCAGCGCTGCGCTCGTTGGAACACAGAACCGCCCGGCGTAGTAGGGCGATTTCCCCTATTGCCTACAGTTTGAGTTGAGTGATCGCCGGCAATCCCCTGTGCCAGATCGTGCGTCTCTACATGATCGGGAGCAAGGCGCTGCAAGGTGCCGCTAGGCGTAGGCAGAATTGCTAGACTCTGCAGCACGTTGTCTGTTGTTGGGGACAGCGGTAGGCGACCAGCATTGAATTCATCCATCGCCAATTGGTTGATGCGATTCTCATATCCACCGCCCCCACCTCCACCACCTATAGTGGTTCCACTATAACCCCCAGCGCCACCCGCAGTCTCACCCTCAAGACGCGGCGTTGCTTTTCGGTTTAGCTCCTTTAAGATTAAGAAGTTGAGCCAAGCCTCCTTGGTCTTGAAGGCGTCATCCGCAAGCGGCGTCACGCCATCCAAAGTAAGGCGCGTCCAGGGCTTTGATTCAAATCCAGCCAGGATTGCAGAGCTATCGATTATGATGGTATCTTCTTCATCAGGCAATATTGCCTTAACCTTCACGTCCTCGACAGGGCCGAAAGAGCGCCTAAGATCAACAACTTGAGGTTGATCGAAAATGTTTTTAAGCAAGATAATTGTCTTGCCATTAAACATGTCGTTGCCAACGCCTCCATCATCAAAGGCAATTACGATCCCGTCAATGCCATCGGCATCAAGCTTGGCGCGCAACTTGGAAGTGTCCGCTGCCGTAGGATTGCGAACATCTGAAACGCCAGCGCTTCTAGCCAATGCAAGCCAGTCGTCATCACTGCTAACAATAAGGGGGTTAGAAAATGACAGCTGATCTGCAGATTCTTCCACCACGTTAGGCCCAAAGTTTTGCGCTTCAGTTTTGCTAAAGCTCATATATCGAGCAGACCCGAATAGGGGGCCGCCATTTTTTTGGCTGTAGATAGAGCCCTTTTGTGCACGGCCATAGCCGTGAAACAAATTGCGCAGTCTAGGAGACAGCCCTCTTATCTGAGATAGAATTTGCGTAATAGATGTTTGCGTAGTTCCGCCAACGCGAACGCCGTCTGCATCATCAGCACCAGGGCGAAGATTGACGGGCTCTCCAGTCATGGCGTCCGTCAAGCGCCACTTGCCAGCCGGGATAACGACAGGCGCATCCGTGTAGATTGCAGCCTCGCCCATTGTCTCACGCTGCAAGTTGGGCACGGCGTCAGCATCAACTTCGAACACAACCGAGTTGCGAGTAGAACGACCGCCACCAATTACGCGCGTTGCATAATCTGCAGCAACCTGACGCTCGACACCAAACGAAACGCCAGACAGGCCAAAGTTCTCACCAGGCTGAAGCACTAGATTGCCATTGGCATCAATGAAGGAGTCTACGTTCTCGGTGGACACCCGGCTTCCGTGAAACACGGTCGGCCCAATCGGCGCATCAATGTCGTATTTAAACGGTTCAGGCTTGGCCAGTTCGTCCTGAAGCAGTTCGTCTGCCGTCTTTGTCGGGGCTCCGGTTTCATCCAAGCCAGATCGAGCGTTGGCAGATTCAACATCCGCCTTGCTGCGATAGTTTATGGGAAGGTAGTTGCCATCAGCATCTACCCTGCCCGTGTTGCCATCAATAATGCGCACCGTCTGGCCATTGATGGTGACAGTGGTTCTTCCGCCAGGAATGCCCTCGACAAGATTAAAGGTTTCATCAAGTCGGCCACCAACATCATCGGCCTTCTGCCTTGTCTCAGGAGGTAGACGAGTCGTACCAGCAGGCGCTTTGGTTATAGCGGCAATGCCACCAGAGATTAGGCCAGCCGCAAGAAAGCCCATCCCAATGTTGATCGACGTTTCCGTTGCAGTCGATGTAGGATCAAGCCTATCGCGCACTATTTCCTGGGCGGCATTGATCGAACCAATAGCAGCGCCACCCTTCAATGCGCCCTTCACAAAGCCAAGGCCACCAAGACCCGGCACGGGGATAAGGTTGACCGGATCGAGAATACCAGCAATCAAGCCAGTCACTAGGTTCTGCGACAAACTCAGTTCGCTCTGACGTTGGCGAATGTCCAGGTTCTCCTGAATGTTGCCGGTGATTACATCGACCTCATTCTGATTGCGCGCAAACATAAAGCTGTCAGCATATTGCTCATAGCCCTTTGGCACATGGTCGAGTGGATCATAGCCGGGGGTGCGTTCGCCAGCCGCCATGAAGCGTTCGCCAGCATCCACCATCTGCCCGTATGCGCCAATGGCGTATCCATCCGCTAGGCGAGAGAAGAAGTTCTGCTCCCCAGACTGCACATCTTTGTTCTGCTCAAGAAGGCGATACCGATTTGAGCGTTTGGTGCTGACTTCCATCTTTGTTCCTTACGGTGCGCCGCTTCCGGTCATGCTAGCTGCAACAGAGGGGTTTGTCATTGCCGCGCCCTGCCGACGTTCGATGCTCGTCCTATTCAGTCTTGCCTGCTCAATAGGATTAGGCGCTTGCACAGCAGGCTGCCCCTTCGCCCACTTGCTAAGCTCGAGGCCAAGGTCAATTTCAAAGTTGTCAATAAATGCACTGGGATTCTGAGGATCAAACAAATCCACACGATAACGGCCAATACCGCCAGCGCTTTCATCAAGGGGGGTCAACTTGATAGTGCCGTTTTTCCCAATCACATGATTGCGTAGCTTGCCGTCAGTGCCTTTAACAGGAGGCACCAATGATTTCCCATTCTCTTTAGCCGCGCCAAAAAATGCACCAAGATCGGTAATGCGATAAGAACGAGTCAGCGCGCTAGGACCAAGCCCCTCAGAGAAAATGGGCGACATAGTGTACACTGATTTGTTCTGCGTAATTGCCTTTTCCAAAGCAATTGCAGGATCGCGGTTATACACGTCAAGGCTAGCAGCATAGCTTACGTCAACGCGCTTTGCCAATGCGGCCGGTACAGGATTACGTTCAGGAATACCGTATGCCCGCTTAATAAGCTTGTCTCTCTGAGTAGAGTAAGTGCCAGGCTTGCCATCCCCTTCAATGTTGTTGAAGGCGCTTACTGCATCTGTAGGAGTAAAGGCATTGCCAGAGCGCATCCGTTCAACATATGCAGCAGCAATTGCAGGTGGTTGTCCAGCCGCCATAAGATCACTAGCAGCGGTCAAAAGGGCACGGCTTCGCGGGTCTACTTTTTCAAGCAGCATGTCCCCCACGTTTGCGCCACCTACATTTACAATCTTAATGTTGTTGTAGAACTCAAGGGCTGCAAAGGGGTCGCCAGAACGAATCCCATTGGCCATAAAGTTGACTAGTGGACCAGGCACATACTGACGGATGCTAATAAACTGCAATGCTTTCTGACGCTCTTCGGGCGTATTCAGCGCAGCAAGATTAATTAACTTATTAAAATCCTTATCCATTACGCCTCTTGCTTCCGCATCCCAACCGCCGCCAAGGCCGTTTGATAAAAGGCCATTGATCAAATTGCGCGTTGCATTTTCCGCAGCAATCAGTCTGTTAGTTTGTCTTTCCTGTGCTGCAAAAGCCCGAGCCTCTGCTGCTTCTTCGGCAAGTTTTCGCCTGCGATCAGTGGCAATCCCGCGAACGATGTTCTTGGCAAAATCGCTCAACCCATAAAGCTTTTCAGTTGCAAAGATGGGAAGCTCTTTACGTAGGCTTCCTCCTGAGCTGACATTATCTAGCCGCTGTTCAACTATTTGCAGTTCATCACCTGAAAGGCCGAGGATAAGGGGAGTCGCCTCGTTAACGGTACGCATACTGATTGCGTTGTTAACTGCTTCTGCATATTCGACCTTTTGATCCTCCTCCATTGACCCTGCAAACTTTTCTCCAATAGTGCCTGCCTTTATTGCCTTATCAGTTAGAGTTTTCATTTGAGCTTGGTAATTAGCTACCTGGGCTATATCGCCTTTGCTAGACGCATCAGCCACCAGCTTAGTAAGCCGAGCATAGTCGTTGTTCAACGCGCTTATCAAATCCTGTCGTGCACGTTGACCAGCTTCGCCGTAGACAGCACGAGTGCGCTCCTGCGCTTCACGGCCAAGCGTTTGCTCAAGTAGTGGGCGAACACTAGGATCAACAACCTCGAGCATACCTTCGAGGGTGCCGCTAACAAAGGCGCGATAAGACTCGGCATCTAGCTTCTTGCCATTGTCACCTTTACGCATGGCTTCAATTTCGGCATCAAGCTTTGACTGGAAGTCCAGCGAGACGTTGGAAACATAACGCGCCTGTGCCACTTCCTCAAACGCCTGTTGATACAGCAAGCCAACATCTTTGGGCGTCTCGATAGGAAGCGCACGACCTTTCTCGTCGCGTTTAATTTCCGCCTGGCCTGCAGCAATCTGGCCTTTCTTTACAGCCTTTGCGCGCAGTTCAGGTTGGTAAGCTTCAAATATCTGACCAGCTGCACGAGAAATTGATGGACCAACGTCAGCAATCTGCGGAGCGTTACCAGACAGCAGACTGCCAGGGCTGGTAATGCCAATGCGACGACGAAAAGGTTCAATAGCCATACGTTAGCCGCCTTTGGTTTTTTGGTATTCTTTGCCAACCGAAGCGGCAGTTCCAACGAAGCTGGCAACTGCTCCAACTTTTTGCATCGTGGCATTAAACCCAGCTACATCACGCGAGAAACGATTGACTCGAATCTGTGAAGCAATGCGATTCTGGCCAGCAATGTCACCCATACGAATGTTGCCAATGTCTAAACGCAGAGCTCGCTCCTCCGCAGGCATTACGCCCTGGAGAAAGCTGATGTTCTCACGCACACCCGATGCAGCCAAGGCAGCGGCGTTGCTGGCTCTCTGTCTGCGAAAGTCATTAAGACGCTCAATCTCAGTTTCCTGCGCCTGCAGGCGGGCAATCTCACGCTCTTCCTTAAGTTGCTTTTGCTGCTCATCAAGCATGTTTTGTTGCGCACGTTTATTTGCATTGGCGGCACCAATAGAAGCGGCGGTACTAGTGCCTGCTGCAACTAAAGTCGCAACAGCAACGGCTGCTGAAACGCACATTAGAAAGACACCTCCATGTTCATCCCTAGCACCCTCAGTGGCAGGGGCTCATCCTGCGTAATCGTTACCTTCGCCTCTCGATTGTAACCAAGCAAAAAGAACTCCTTGATCCCGGTAAAGAGGGCGGGCGCAACAGACAAGTCATCCGTCACCTGACGCAGAAGCAGACGATTGTTCGAAACTACGCAAGACAGGGTGCTATTCAAGCCAACAAGCACACGGTTGATTCGTTTAGGCATACCCAGCAGTGAGCCGGTAGGAAGCTGCAAGTGCACGGGTAACGTGGTAATTTCTACCGGATAGGTGAAGCCTGCAATCACCTTCGTCACTGCATTGGGAAGCGTGATAACGCCAGAACCGTTTGCCGTAAATTTGCCAAGATACATGTTGCTTGAAACAACATCGACTTCCATGTTGGCATAGTAAACACCCAGCGTCCAGGTCGTGCTTGCCGATCCAGTCAGGCTTATTGCACTATCAACCGTCAAAGCCTCGGCATCAGAAAGCAACTCGAGCGTGTATGTCAGGTTGCGCTGCACCGCGACAAATACCAATTCGCCCAAAGTGCACACCGAGCGGAACAGATTGATTGCCTTGGTTCCAAACTCCCACGTGGTCCATCCTGCCACGTTCTCTGATCGCGCTGAGTTAAACACTGCCATTGTGCCATCGTTGTTCACAACCAGGGCATACTGTTCGCCTCTCACGGTCGAGCCAAAGAGCACTGCCATATCAATGGGACTGTTGATGAGATGGCTAGATAGCAAGGTAATGTCGGTTGATGCGTAACCATTTACAGCATCGTTATACACAAACTCACGTACGGATTTGCCTGAGCCCTGCACAAACAGGGTGGCCCCGTCAAATGGAAGCGGAGTAACATCGCTCGAGCCAAACGGTGTCTGCCTTGATATTCGAATGGCAGTGGGCGTAACTGTTTGAGTGCTTGAGCGCGGCACAAAGAACTCGCCGCTTGCTGTAAAAATCTGCAAGTCGCGGTTCGATACGATGTGCTTTACGTTCGAAATGTCCTCACTACCAATGGTGATCTGAATGCTCTCATCATCGAGGCCTTCGCCCACATCGAAGTTGAAGAACAGGCCAATCTTGGAAGCCCACAAACCATCAGGCACGGCGCTGCTACCACCAAACCAAAGGCGGTTCTCGTGGAAAGCAACTGCTCCAGGATAACCATTGACCGCAGAGTAAGTCTGCTCAGACCAATCTCGGGTTGACGTTGTGCTGCTTGTGAACTTGACCGAAGGACCACCGCCATCTTCTGATGCGTTTGCGTTATGTCCGGTCGAGTAACTATAGCGATTATCGTCAATCACAGTGATTGAAAAAGTGCCATTAATCTGAGCAAAGCTAACCCCAGCAAAACCATTAGCACCGCTAATCGTCACGCTCTGCCCGGTGGCAAAGCCGTGCAAGGCATGAGTCACTTCAACAACGTCACTCGTATGCTCAGTGCGAAGCGGGTTAATATCGAGAGAGCCCTCAAGCGTTCCCTTGATGTTGCCAACCAAAGTCGTGCCGTTTGTGTATGCGGTGATGAGAATCTCAACATCTTTCCAGCGCACAATCGTGCCCACATAGGCAGATGTGAATACGGAACTTGATGCAGTAATAGTCCTGCCTGTGCCCGACACGGCGTTGACGCTGATCGTCACAGTGTCATCGGCAAATTTGTAATAGGGCTGATAAATCTTGTTACCGTCTAGGCTGGTATCAAACGCAAATGCGCTGATCGTAAAGCTGGATGCACCCGTCCGACGCACCACACGCGGTGCCCAAGATGGATGACACAAGATCATTACGTCCGCCGCTTGGGTGTAGCTAATCTGCCGAAGCTGTGCGCCTGTCCACGGAACGCCACTGGTAATTGTAGTTAGCAGTGTGCCCGAAGTGCTGAACACATCGAGGCGGGCATTGCTCAGAGCAAACACGTAGCGCTCCGACGAAGAGAACTCGAACGGCAAAAGCCTGCTATCGGTAGGCAGGGTAGCAAGGTAGCGGGTGCCCGCCCGCCTGCTTACGCCGCCAGTGTTAAGCAGTGAGCAGTTACGCAAAGTCGCTGCGCCGTTCTGGTATGCGCCAGTGTCCACACGCATACGCAGCAGCGGATCAACCTCCCCCGATGAGAAGTTGGTTTGGACTTGCTTGATAGTGGGCATTAGCGAATCGTCCTACGCGCCTTGTCAAATCGGCTAAGATCAAAGCGGCGCGAAGTCTGTGCCGTGCTATCAATGTTGCGCGCCAGAGCCATCTGCCGCAAAGCCTTTTTCTCCATGAAGTCAGCCGTATTAATCTGGTTGGCCACCGAGTAGGCGAAGATCGAGGCAAGCTGCAGTTCGACTAGCGTCACAAAGTAGGGAGGCCATAGGTCCTCTTCCGCTTGGAACGTGTAGTCAGCAACCACCACATCCTCAGTTGTCGCATCGCAATAGACCAGATTCTGGTAGCGATCATAATCAATCTGATTGTCGTTGATGGTCACATCATGCAGCAGCAGCAGATCGGCTGGAAGATTGTAAGCCGCATCCCATTTGGATTCCGGCTCATCTACGCGGCGAGACAGTTGCGCCTGACCAGAGGCAAAGCGCCAACGGAAACGGGACAAAAGATCGCGCACCGTATCTTCATATAGGTTGGCAGCCACCGTGCTCTCAGTCGTGCCATCCGCAAAGGATGTGATGGGTGCAGCACCGATCAGCACCAGGGCGCGAGAGCAAATATCAATGTCGGTAACTGCCACGGTGCGCTCCTAGAGAAAGGGCCAGCCCTGCACAAGACAAGGCTGGCCCGGGAGAGGTCAGGGGGGAGAACCTCTCCCTGTTGCTTACGAGGTGGTGACGCCTTCCAGAGCGGTCGTCGTAACGGTCGCCGCGCCAGTCGCGCTCGTAACGCAAACAACGTCAACCGTACGAGTGCCGCCCGTCGAACCCACAACCAGAATAACATCATTCTGCTTAAGGTTGTTGGTCACCGTGTTGAAGTAACCCGAAGCCACAATCGTAGCGATTGCATCGGAGTTTGTGTAGATATGCAGAGCCGGTTCAGCACCAGCCAGCTTAATCAAAGTTGCGGGAGTGAAAGCCATTTTCTTTGCTCCTTAAGCGTCGTAGGCCTGAACTTCGTACACACCAGTGCCATCAATTAGCACAGCACCCTGCGACATCATTGAGGTTGCAAGGTGGGCGGCCTTTTCCGGCACGTAGTTCATTTCGGTCTGCACTTCCGAACCAGCGCCCATACCAATAGCCGAACGGTGATAGGCAAAGTTCTTGCGAATGCTCGAAGCAATCGGCAGACCGGAGAACACCATCCACATGAAGCCCATCCAGCGCTTGGCTACCATGCCGCCCTTGTACGGCAGTTCGTCGGGACCAACAAAGTCGGCGCTCGAGAAAGCAGTGATGCCGAGCAGATTAGTCCAACCGCTTGGTGAAACCACAAAGTAGCGTTCGCCATCATCCGGCACATCGTTGTTACCGAAGTAATCAAACACCGTGTTGATCTTGGTCTGCGTCAGCACGGCGGTACCACCTTCGGTGATGGTGTTGCTGGTCGAATCCAGGGCGGTAACGATGAGTTCGTCCGTCTTGCGGCCCATAGCAGCAGCGGCAGACTGCGTAACAACCATGCGTTCGTCATGGTTGATCTTCAGTTCGTCCAGCTTGTCGATGTAATCGGCAGCATAGAAGTCGGCCATGGTGCACTCAACCGGGGTGTGATCGATAGTCATCACCGGCACGTTGCCGTGACGCGACTTCGTGCCGGCGGTACCTTTGCCAACCTTTTGGAAGGTGGTGCTGGAACCGCGAACATTGCCCTTATAGCGAATGGTATTGCGGAGCTTGGAGCCCATACGCTGATACGCCATGTGCACTTCGCTCTCGAACTGCTTTACAAAGGCGTCATTAATATCGATTGCCATTGTTTAATCCCTTCATTCAGGCTTGCGAAAAACTGGTTTTTGCCGGTTATCCGCAAACGATGCGAAAGGAGTTGTCCTGGCGGGCTCCATAGCCAGACCTTGCGGGCCTGCCTGTCATCTCTTGCAAATACATTAAGCCGGCAATGGACTAATTCCTTTAGAGTAAAGGGCACCACTATCGACGTAACCCATGCGTAGCAGAAACCGTCCTGCCACATCGCCATTGATTCCGGTGGTTACGCCAATCCGCACACGTTTTGTGCCAACGGCATTCGACCAAACTTCAAGCAATGTTAGCATTTTGATAGCGGCTGATGTGCCTCGGAATCCTGGCATCACATAGAATGCCAAGTCCTCAGTGAATCGATCAGGCCCAAAGAAGGTTTCCACTGCGGCAGCCACAAGAAATCCGACAATTCGAATCTCGCCGTTTACCTCAGTCTCCGCAACGATTGTTGACCAATCCCTTTCAGAGAGACAAACCCAAGCAAGGCGCTCGAGCTTGTCCTCATCAAACTGAAAGTCAGCATACTCAGGCGCTTCACGGTGCATTAAGCTGCCAAGCGTAACGACAACGGGAATGTCCCGTTCCTCCATAAAGCGGACGCGCATTAGCGGAAGGTCTTAGCGAAGAACTCTTCCACCTGACGAACAAACGCAGGATCACGATCAGCCGGGTGCCAGTAGCGGCGATCCTGCATCATCTTCTCTATCTCTGCACGGGTAGGTTCCGGCTTCTTTTCAAACATGGCATTGTCAACCACGCCTGAACCCTTAAGGGCAGACATTAGCTTTTCCATTGCGGCCACACCGGCAGCGCTGGTGCAAGCAGCAGAAATTGCAACTTGCTCTTCTTCGTTGAAGTAGTTGTTGGCCCACAGCTGCACCGCCTCAATGCGAGCGGTCGCGCTTTCTCCGAGCTTTTGGAACTCGCGCTGATAACTTTCCTCAATCTCCTTCACCTGTAGATCGGCGTAGGTATTGATGGCAGTCTCAAACTGTTCCTGATTGTAGCCCTGATCGTGAGCGAACTGCCGCCACCACTGGACAACGCCCGAAGTCTCAAGCTGCTCCTGGTCGAGCTTCTCATGTTGCGGCAACTTATAGGCATCGGGTGCCTCAGGCCGCGCAGCTAGGCGCTCAGTCGTCAATTCCTCAACGAGCTTCTCGCGTAGATTGCCGCGCATCTTTTCAAGCTCACCGTAGGATTGAGCCAGCTTATCGTAGGCAGGCTTGCCCTCAACCCAAAACTTCTCAGGCAGCCACTCAGGACGGGACTCTTCAGCGGGCGCTGCACTCTCAATGGGTGCGCCGCCAGTTTCGCCAGTGTTACCTTCTGTCATCTCAGCCATTTTGCTTCCCCTTGTTTATGCGCTGTTCAATAATAGCCACGAGATAGCGCATACCTTCTCGGTGCCGTAACTCATCTGATCCAATGTGTGGACCGGCAACTGCCTCAATAGTGATCGAGCGCAAGTAAGCCAAGAACTCTCGACCCCCATTGCTACTGAAGGTCGAAGCTGCCAGTTCGTTTAGCTTACGCTCCTCAACGGGAGCTCGAACGAGGCCGTCAGGCCCCAGTAATTTGGCTTGTGTCGATGCCATTCTGCCCCATTTGCGCTATCTGACCAACAAGTTGTTCCCGTTCCGCCTCATCGCGGATCAGTCTCTCTGGCACACCAAACTTGGCAGCCAGATACTTGGTAGTCTCGTCGCCCTTTACGTATAGGTTGACCATCTGCGGACCGAAGCGGCCCTGTACCATTTCAAGGAATCGGTTGATGGCATTAATATCTTCGAATGCCTGCGCCTGAGCAAGCGGACTTGTCGAGCGCACCTTCACTTCACGGCCATTGATGACCGGGATAGAGATGCGACCCTGCTTCTTGAGGATGTATACCACCCGGCGAAGCACGGGGTTTACAAACTCTGCCTGCAAACGACCAAAGGCGCTGCCAATCTGCCGTGACAAGTCAGCCATACGCTGCGCCACCTCGGTTGCAGACATTGGCGTTGTGTTCGGATTGCCAAGCATCTCGTTGTAGAGCGCCTTCTTGATGTTGAGGCGCATGTCGGAAAGCACCAACTGAGCCACATCAAAGTTACCGGCACTACCAACGGCGCGCAGGCCAGAGCTACCCGGAGCAACGGGAATGATTGTTCCAGGCACAAGCCGAATCGTTGCGGGGTTCACTACGCCGTCATCTTCTGCGGTGTAGATACCCGAGATTGCCATCTGGGCATTCTCGAGAATCATCTGCACCACAAGGTTAGTGGTCTTTACAGCAGGCATAGCAGACAGAAGAGGGCCACGGCCCCAAACTTCACCAGCAGCTTTAGACCAACGGAACGCAACATAGGGATTGGAACCAATACCTTTATAGGTTTCCGTGAAGAGCATGTGGTTCCGCTGAGGAAGGAACACGGCAAGCATGTTCACTTCCTCACCGGGAGCCGACCAATCACGGTACACGCACTCAACTAGAGACTCAAAATTGTCCACGCCAGCTGCCAACTCACGCTCAAGATCGGCAGGCAGGACAGCCTTCGGGTAAGCAATCTTAATGTTCGAAGTGCGGATAGAACGCTCACGGAAGATCGTGTCGAGCTTGTCGTCGGGCCCAACGTCCAATGCCAATTGAGGCAAGGGCACAGCAGTAAACATCACAGGATTAAGGGCATCGCCCTCATCAATCCTCATGCAAGCAGTGCCAAGGGCAATGTCGAGCAGCGTCTCGTTTGCTTCTTGAGCAAAGTTGCTGTTCTGGATTACTTCGAACACATATTCAGTGACGGCCTCGAGCGCCTCGTTCACTTCAGAGCGATCATCTTCCGGCACCTCGCTGCCAGACACAAGCTCTGCCCACCGTGCATAGTTAGGGATCAGACCAGCCTGAAGGCGAGATGCAAACTCTTGCACACCCACCACCGCAGTCTCATCAAAAATCTTGTCGGTGCGGCTTTGACCAGCAGCCTGAGCATAGAAGCTTTCACGGCTAGGCAGCGCATACTCGTAGCATTCTTCATACTCCGAAATCCACGGCTCACGCAGTTGCTTGGCCCGAGCATATCGAGCTTGCAGTTTGCCAAGTAGCCCAGCGCTAGCTGTGACCGGAACAATCGGAGTCGGAATTACCGGCATAGTTTAAGAGCCTAGCATGGAGCGGAGGAAGCCCTGACCACCACGGCGACCAGAAATAAGTGAGCGCATACCAGAGCCACGAAAACGAGAAAGCTCAGATTCGAGTCGGCTCTCTTTGGCTTCAGAAAGAGCGCGGCGGCGTTCAGCAGCCATAGATTCGCGCTGAATCTTAGCATCCTGTTCCATTGCCCTTTCTTCAGCAGTCGGAACTGGAGGCTTGGGGGTTTTCATGCACATACCAGAAGCTCCTTGCCATCCTATTGGGTAAACTGATCGCAATATAGCAATGGACTAAAAAACGGATCGACGTACCGAAGGCTGCCTACGGAACACATCGAACATTGCTCGAGCCACTACAGGCTTGGTATCGCCCCTACCAACGGTCAGTGTTCGAGATTCGCCACCCCCACACAGGGCATATTGCAGCGCGTCATGGATGTGACTGTATTTGTTTTTGTCAGGCTTGTCCTCATAGCGATTGCCGCCAGAAACTTGAAGGCGTCGATACTGGTAGCCACCACGGAAACCCTTGATAAGATTGACGCATCTCTGGTCGATCATGAATCCAGGCTGACCATCAACCATGCGATTCAGGGGGTTACTTACTGCTTCGATTCGAAGAGACGGATCGTTTGTTGGGGCAATGTAGGCCTTGAGTCCAGCTTGCCTTAGAATCTGGAACGGTGTGCGTTCGTCAGTCTGAGCTCGATAGTCGCCAGCAGGGTCGCCATAGATTACGAACTGAGCGCCGGGGAATCGCTGCGCCATCTCTATGCGGAGTATCTCGGCAAAGCGAACAATGCCCATGTCTTGGGCAACCAACTCATGCAGCACAAACCAACGCCCTCGGACGTTCTGGCAAAAGGCGGCAGCGGGCGTAAGACCAAAGTCGAGGCCTATGATGATAGGCACACCCGGCGTTGAAAGGATTGGCTCCTTGGATACATGGGCAACCTCATCAAACATCTGATAGATTGCCTTGCCATCGGTCAGGCTGCCCAGCCTATTCAAGACGTAGACATCAATCCAGCTTTTGGTTTTGCCGGTAATGATTGAAGGATAATAGTTGGGCGTAAGATTTTTAAGATTCTCTGCCTTCGGATTCAGCTGATAGTCAGTGACCACGCCTTCGTGATCCACGTTAGCAACCATACCACCGGGCTGCGTAAAGAACGCCCAGGTATCCGGCTTGATAAGCATGAGGGATTCTTCCCTACCAATATGGTCAGGGATGGGAGCCTCGCCCGCCATGATTGGCCACCAGTGATCTTCGTCAGGCGCGTTTGTATCGGCAATGACGCCATACCACGTAGGCCCGCCATCCTTCATCGAGGGAAAGCGGCCAACGCGCATGGTGCAGGCATCAACAATCTGCTTGGGAACCTCGCGCGCCTCATTGATCCACACGCCGGTAAGCTCGAGCGAGAGCAACTTCTTTACATCTTCTGGCCTATCGAGAGCCAAGAAGATAACCTCCATATCAAGATCGCCCTTCTTGATATGATGGGTATAGGGTGGCGGATGCCACAGCATCTTGCCCCAAATGTTTTCCGGGAACCAATCCAGCCAAGTCTTAATCGTTGTGGTTCGCAGCTGCGGATTGGTGTTACGCACCACAGCCCACCTTGTGCGGCGGATACCCTGCTCGTTAGGTTCTTGAGCAAGAGCGCGGCGGAACATTTCAATAGCGCAGCAGGCAGACTTGCCACTTCCTACCGGACCACGCAGGCCACGGAAAAAATGGTCGTCCTTCATAAAAGCCTTGAGTGTATCACCACCCGGCTTGTATTTGAGACTCACGCAACAAGCCCTTTGTCCAAGGCTGCCTTGACAATGTTGCCAGCAACCTCGGGCCCCCAGGCGTCGATCAACTTATCACACTCGTAGTTATCCAGCATGTGCTGCGGATAGTGCGAGAGATGCACCTTGCGGACAATCGCGCGAAGGCGAATGCGATCCGCAATAGTCAGTTCCCCTGTGAACGCCATAACTTATGCCTGATCGATCATGATGAAGATGAAAGCGCCTGCAACTCTGCGTTAGTCAGACGGACAGGGTAGTAAGTGATAGTGCGGATATGACCATTGAGGTTTTGAATAGATGCGTGGGACGTTCCAATGTTCATTTGTGAAACAGTAGGCAGCAACCCAGCGTCGTCTGGCGTTTGAAGCACACCTCTAGTAGCTTGTGCAAAATTGTTTAGAGCGTAGGCAAACGCTGTTGTTCCTGACGGGCCGCCTGAAAGAGTGCCGCTGTTAAAAGATACTAGTTCAGAGCCACTTACCGTAACAATACCAAGCGCGTTAGTGGACGAAAAATAACCATAGATACGGTTTGCCGCCGAATTGTTGTTTATGTTAACAACACCATTTGCCGCAGCAGTTGAAAATGTATCTGCATTCCAGACAATCGTGCCTTCGGTTTGATTGTACCAAGACGAAAAGTTCGTACCAGTCATTACCGCCGCATCGGCTACGCGGGTAACTTGTGCTGTTGTAGTAGGAATAACGCTAGTAGCAAACGCGCCCAGTTCTATCTGCGATAGGCCAATGCGGAGAGTAATATCAAATGGCACCGAAATTGTTGTAGAAATACGCAGGCGTGGCTGCACGTTGGTCGTCGAGGCATTGGCAAGCGTTGCCGTAAGAAACAGCCGAGATGCCACAAGATTTGCAGGAGTGCTTGTGATGTTTGTACTTCCAAAACTTTCGAGTCCACTTGTGCCGTCAGTACCCAATATGCTTAAGGTTGTTTGCGTTCCAGCAAACGAACCAGCTTGCAATGTTACATAGAGACTCTGAGTCCACGTTTGACCGCTTGCTGCTGTAATAAAATTTGCCGCTTCAAATGCAATATTTATTGGAATGGCTAAGGTTGGAGTTCCAGAGTATCTTATGTCGATGTAGGGGACGCCATCTTCCGTTCCCGTGCCGATAATCTCTCGCGTTATGCCAGAAGCCGTAGTGGCCGCTGTCCAATTTGTAGGCAAAGTTCCTGGGTTGCCCGATACCGATCCAATCCCAGTGCTGTTACGGATGCTGTTAGTCCGCTGCGACTCAATCAGCAGGCCAAGCGGGGCCCGCGTGATAGGATCATGGTCGAAGCGCGGAGTATTAATCGCTGCCGTCTCAAGCACCCCACTGCTATTCACAAACGTGGCAAGCCCTGGACCAGCGCGGGTAAACGTGATGCGGCTATCCAGCGGCGCACCAAGTAAAAAATCCAAATGGAGCGATCCAGGCCCAGTGGTATTGTTAGTATACCTCTGAGGTAACAGAATGCCTCCACCAAAAGTCATTAGGACAGCGCCACAATGTTAGTAGCAGTGCTGGCAGCCTTCACGCGAGTTGCCTTAATCCAAAGGGTGGTACCACTCGGCACGTTGGCAAACGTCACGTTGGTGTCAGCAATCGTGTCGATCACCACGCTACCAGTAGTACCAACATAGAGAGCAACGCAGTTAATCAACGTCGAATCAGACGGCGTGACTGCAACAGCACCCTGAGGCACCCAAGCTTCGTTATAGCTAATCGACATGATAATCTCCTTATCGCACCGCTACACCTCGCGCAAAGCTAGTCTCAATGGACTAGTCCTTCTTGCGCTCCTTGGCGGCCTTGTATCGGGCCAGCAGTGATCTGCCCTTGGCCACCGCACTTGCCTTGTCACCGCTATGCCCCCAGGCCACCAGAGACAGCTTTAATCGGGTAGGCCTACCCTTCTCATCCTTGAGCGGGCCAGCACCACTACCCATGCGAACAAGGAAGCTACCTTTGCGCCGCATCTTCTCGGGCGTATCGGCAGCACCCTTGACCGGGGCCTTCAGGTTCGCACCCGTAGTGCGCTTGAAGAAGGAGCGGCCAGCAGCGGTCAGGCCGCCAGCAGGGTTCTTATGTTCCTTCCTCATCGGAACTTCCTTGTCTTTTTGGCTACCGAGGCAGGCTGCTTAACGAACTGCTTGCCAGCCTTCGATCCCTCGCGCTTGGCCTTTGTCGTCGCCGCATACTCACTGGCAGACAATGCCTTGATCGCCTTGGCAGGAAGGTAACGCTCACCAGTAGCATCCTTCCCTTGAGTCGAAGGCTTGCCAGACTTGGTGCGCCAATCTTCCTTGGTCCACTTGGCCAGTGACTTCTGGGGCTTCTTCATCAGTCTCGATAGCCCCCGCCCTTAGCCTTGTAGTCCTTGGCCAGCATCTGTGCCTTACGAGCACTCCACTGACCGGGCTTCCCTCCCTTGCCTCCAGCCTTGATCGCTTCGAACAAAGACTTTCGCATTCCAGGCTTGGTGTAGTTACCAGCCTCGTTCACACGAGAGGGAGCCTTGGCCACCTTACTTCTTGCCCTTAGCCATCGGCTTGGCAGCAGCCTTTGTCATCTTCATCGGCTTACCAGTCTTGGCAGCTTCCTTCTTGGCAGCAGCCATACCAGCACCACCATAACCAAACATCTTACCACCAACCTTAGGCATCACAGTCTCCTCTCACCAAAAACAACATCGAAAGATTCAGAGGGGAAAAAAATATCAGAGCAGGTGCTCGAAGGTTTTCGGGGAAAAATACATACCGAGGACCACTTGCCATACCACCAGCCCCGTTTTTGGACCCCCACCCCCTCAACTAAGGTCAATTTGCACCGAGATCTCGCCGGAAACACGATGGTCTACGCGGTCAGGAGCCCTCAAGCCCGCACGATTGAGCAAATCTACAGCCGCTTCAAGGCGAACCTTGTCACTACGTGAGCTTTCTGCCAGCCGCTCAACTACATCCAATGCCCTTGGAGCGACCACTGCTACACGACCCATGGTCCGCCTGTATATCTCGGACAACACTTTGTCTTGCTTGAGCAATCTCGAACCCAGTGTTCGTGCAGAGTCCTGCGAGTAACCCGCCTCAATTGCAGCTGCTTCTATACGCCCACCATTGGTCACATACGCATCGACAAACCTGTCCTGGAGGTCTGTCAGCGGACCGTTGGGTGTTTCAGCAACGTAAGGCACATTACCCATGGGAGTTCTCTTGTGATTGTTACTGCTGCGCGCGCGACCCTTATGTGACCCCTTCCAAAACACCTGTCAATGCACGAAACTGATAGTGACACGCGCCACTCAAAGGGAGAGGGCTATGCGCCCTCTTCCTCCAGTTGCCATATCAGCATGGAAGACGCTTCGGCATAATCTCCCGGAGTCATTCCCCGAACATTCTCGTCAAGTTCCGCTCTTGTGTTTTTGCGATTGGCTGCGATCTCCTTCTTGATCCGAGGGATTTGGCGAGCGCACCATGCTGGGTCCCGAATCTCATTCGCAGAGAAATGCAGCTGCCACCAATCACCCAGCTCATCGATCAGCTCTTCCTTTGCAGCCTGCCGGACGTGTTGATTGCGAAGGCTGATGTAATAGATGTTCATGACCAATCTCCATGCTACCCGTGCGCTAATCACACGGTGGCGTCGGGTTTCACAGCCGCAGCCCTGTGTCAGGGATGTCGCAAGGCGACACCGCAACGCGGTTTCCTTGACGCAGGGACCGGATGTGACACCCTTAGACGTCCCGAGTGATGCGCCAGTGAGGCCGAGAGCATGATGCCGCAAAGCGAATAGCATCATGCTTCGACAGGCCGAACAACTCGTATCGCAGTGATCCTGATAAACGTCGGTTTCCAAGACTGACAATCAACACAGATATAGAACAGACAGGCTGGTGCAGACCGCCTTGAACATGGGCAACCATTGTTTGCTGGCAGTTCCATGTGCCCACAGGAACCGCACCGGCAGCACCCTTCTTGCACGGGTTCGGAACCTGTCTCAAGGGAACCCCCTTCGGGGGTGCCGCCAAGGCGTCACCCTTGAGCCAGAACCACGAACGCCCTGCTACGGGGTGCTACGCCGGGGGCGGTCCCCGGTGGTCACACGGAGAACTACCATGACTTCAGTTGCTGCCATGTCCAAGGCGATCAACACCATTGCGGAGTTTATGACTGAGATTGAAGAGTATCAGACGAAGGAAGGACAAATCGTTCGTCGTAACAAGCTCGGTTACGCACAGAAGCGCATCCTCAACGGCATCTGCTACGCCGCCGCAATGACGCTTCAGACCAGCAAGACCAGCCACGATGAGGCTGTTGCCAAGGTTCGCCTGGCAGCCAAGTCGCACCGGGGTGACGAGCTTTCCGAGGTTCAGTTGACCCGCGCAATCGAGTGGGCCCAGCGGATCGAGACGCAGATCGCCCACCTCGAGCAAGTGCTTGAAGCTGCAACATACCGCTACGAGCAACACACTGACGAACGCTTCGTCACTCCGACCATCAAGCCTCAGGCAGAACGTCGGTTTCAGAGCGCGGCACTCGATGCTGCCAAGCGCTACGGCATCGACGGTGAGATGACACGCGGTGGCGGTGTTGAGGTGGCTTCGGAGGAGGCCGCCTGACACCCACGGGGAGGGCTTCGGCTCTCCCCTTTTTTTGCACCAGGAGAAACATCATGACTCAACTATTGTCTCTTAACCATCAGATGAAACTCAACGCTTCATTAGCAGCAAGCGACCACGCTTTAGTCACTGCTCGTGCCAAGCACCGTCGCGTCGTTGATACCACTGTCGATCTGTTACGTGACGCACTCGATGCGCTTGAAGCCGATGATCAAACTGAATTCTCTGGATACATTCGTCAGTGCATCGAGTCTGCCATAAGCAACTTAGCAAAGTCCAAGCCAGAACCTGGAGCCTGGACATAACTCGCCGCCCCGCCTGCGGCGCTCTGAGGAGAAAACATCATGAGCACTGCTTACTACATCATGGTCGAAGGCACCCTAGTCGTTGCGTTTGCTTACGCTTGGATCAGCATACTTTCAGGGAGGAAGTGATGGGGAGAATGAAAGCACTAGAGCTCGAGGCATTCGAGCGGCAGTCCCAGGAGGACGCTTGGCTTGCCGATGTCTACGAGAACATTGAGCGCGAGGAGATTGAGAAACTCCTAGCCATCCAAGATCAAGTGAAAGAGGCGCTACAAATTGCAGATGCTTTGATGTTGCACGTCAACATTCAGCAGATGCTGCCGTCCGCCATCTATAACTTGTCGAACAAGTTGCGCGATCAGCTCGAGCGTAGCCTCGATGTTGTTAACCGCTGCCTGTAACTGGAGCAGATCATGAGCCAGAAGTTTAAGCTCGAGGTGGAGTGCGGCAATGACGCGTTCGCAAACTACCTATACGAGTTGCCACGCATCATGCGTCAGGTAGCAGAACGTATCGAAGCAGGCGTTGACCAGGGCAAATGCTACGATTGGAACGGCAACGTGGTTGGCCAGTTCCGCATCTACACTGGAAGGGAGAGAAACAAATGAAAGCTATCTTGATTGATCCGTCTGCCAGAGAGGTGACGGAGGTTGAATACGACGGCAACTGGCGGCAGATCAGCAAGCTTATTGGCTGCGATCTGTTTGCGCCTGTCGGCCTTAGCAGTGGCGACACCATCTACGTTGATGACGAAGGCTTGTTTAAGGAAGAGACTGCCTTCTTCATGCACCGTCATTATCCTCAGCCTCTCGCTGGCAAGGGGTTAATCCTTGGCACGGATGGCGATGGAGAAAGCGTGATGCCCGAGCTAACTCTGCTCGAACACAAGGCACAGATTGCCTTCGTCACCCCGTTGAAAATCAACGGTCGAGTTCTTTGGTTGCCTGCAGATTAACCCCCTACCCAAACCACACATTCGGAGGAGAATACAATGACTTACGAGAATCGCTACGTCATCCTGGTTAAGTGCGGATGGGACAACTACATGTTGCCCTTGAATGACATGAACCTAAGCATCGTGCGTTGCATGATAGAGGACGCTCGTGCTGTCGATTATGAATACATGTCAACTGATGGTTACGTGTATTTCCCCAAGGCAAAGAACGAAATTTCGTTCGAGATTAAGTCGGTGCAGTGGGCAGACAGCAAGCCCGAGAAGCCGGTTGAACCAACCGAGAAGTAGTAACTTGTCATGCCTGCGCCTTTGCAGTAAACCAACTGCGGAGGCGCAGCATGAAACTCATATCATACATCGACCAGTTGGAAGTGCTTGCCGATAGCCAACACATCAGGCTCAAGCAAGCCTTCCTTCAGGCCGGTATCCCAGACAGCACGTATTATCGCGTGATGAATGGCCAAGACTTGCGCTTCGACACGGCACTGAAAGTTGCCAATGCAATCAGGAGCGCAAGCGATGCAACTACCACCGATCAGAGTTGTTCATACACGACAGGTCAGTTCGGAAGAGCAGAAGTTTTACGCTGATCTTATCGGTGAGCTCGTATCCAAACGGAAGCAACTTGGCATGAGCCAAGCTGAACTGAATGACCGTCTTGGTATGAGCGAGGCAATGGTTGCCAAGTGGGAAAGCATGGCCCGACTTCCTGGTGCGTTCTTTCTGATGTGCTGGGCCAAAGCATTAGGGATCAAGTTCGTTGCGAAGGAAGAAGCATGAGTCAAAGCCAAAAGTTGAGCGAGTCCGAGGACCTATCTTCAAGCAGTGCACCTGTTGCGGAGACACCCGAAACGCCTGTCTCAGTCAAAACAGTGGCGAAACGTGGTGGTGTTCGCCGTGCTGGAAAGGCTGGAACTCGCAAGAATAAATACAACGCAGCCGGTGAGCGCATCGATGGCATGTGGTTTGCTAGTGCTGCCGAAGGCAAACGCTATCTTCAGCTTAAGTCTATGATGAAACGTAACATGATCGACAACCTACGTTGTCAGGTCAAGCTGCCATGCGTGGTCAATAACCGATTGATCTGCACATACATTGCCGACTTTGCCTACGTTGTCATTGATGATCGAGGCGTTGGCATACGTTCCATCTGGGAGGATGTGAAGGGCATGGTCACGGACGTTTACAAGATCAAGAAGAAGCTCGTCCAGGCTGTGCATGGCATCGAGATTCTAGAGATACCCGGTAATTCGATAGCCAATTGGGCTGACAAACCGGGGTAAAAACTGGGGAGCCCGCTACCACACAGGCTCCCCAAGGTCCCACACACGGAAGGGTCCAGCAATGGAGGAAGAATGTCCATAGAGATGCTGAACTGGGCTTTCCAGTTACCACTCGATAGCCCTGCTGACAAGGCTGTCCTAATAGCACTCGCAAATCATGCCGATCCAACAGGTGACTGTTGGCCATCGGTTGCCCGTGTCTGCCTATATACCTCACTGTCTGAGCGGGCCGTTCGCATGGCACTGCGTCGGCTCGAGGAGCGGGGCCTTGTCACCACCACCCACAAGATAGGACGTAGCTCC